CATAGAAACGTTTATGGTATTGAGTTCATATTCCATTAAATTAATTATAGAATATGCTACATCTGCTGATAGTTTAATATTTCTATTATTAATAGTTTTTTGATTTGTTTTAAGCTTAATAATATCTATTAACTCATCTCTTAATTTAAGAGTATATTCACCAAGATTATTACAATTACTATAAATAACAGTATCATGGAAGTTGCTATTAATTTCTTTAATAAAATCTCCAACCAATGATAGCTCCAATGCTAGTTGTTTAAATCTAGTATCAAATGGTAAGGATTTACCAGTTGTATTGAATAAATCATCGTAATACGAATTAAAGAATTCCATATTAACTATTCTAATGATTATATTTATTACAAACTCAGCTTTTGATTTATTAATACTTTTAGCAGTAGAATATAATGCATCGTGAATAATACAATTTTCTATATCAAATTCACCATAATGGCTTAATTTGAAATTTTGGTATAAATTTTTGAAAATGATTCTCAGACATAAATCCAAATTTATCTTTCCAAATTTTGTTTCTTTAAACACAACTTCAAAATTATCATTGAAAGTTATTTTAAATAGATCATGATAAGTTATATTCAATCTTTCAACAAACTTACCACACTTATACGATCCATATTCATATCCAATATATCGTAATACATCACTTAGTATCTTTAACTTTTCATCAACGAATGTAGATTCATTAAGTCTGGATGAATCAATTTCAAATGTCTTAGCTAACGCTAGCTCACCTGTAAATAGTTCATTATTTACAATTTTTTCTTTGATGTCTGTCATTTCTTTTTCCTCCGTATATTAAGAATGACCAATATAGTAGCAACTATGCTCTACTATCATGATAATAATATATGAGTAAAAAAAAATAAACCATATTTGGAGGCAGAATAAACTGCCTCCTATATAGTAACTCAATTACTTAGATTGCATTTCATCAAATTTTTTAATACAAAGATCTAAAGCTGCTAGTCTTAGTTCACCTGTCACATATCTAGCCTGCATAAATGCCTCATCCTCAAATAATGAAAAAAGTGTACATTTTTTTCTAAAATCAGTACCATATAACTTAGATAAGATGTCTGTATATTTTTCTAGAGTCTGTTTAAATTCTTCATTTTCATATGACACCAATTCATTATCATTATCACTAATATCAGTTTGCATCATAAATAGGATAGATTCAGTTGCTCTCATCATATTTTCTACATAGTCATTTTTAAACTCCGTATTATTAAGACCTTCTTTGGCCATTTTAAATCTAATATTCTTAACTAATACACTACGTAATTCTAATACATAAGATCCTAAATCTCTAGAAGATTGATATATTCTTCTATAATCAATCCCAGGATTCATCTTCTTAACAAATTGAGTCAATAAATCGATCTTATTTATAACGTGTTTATAAGATTGATCAAATACTACAGGTTTAGGTTCTCCTTCTATATTATATAATACTTTTAAATTATTATAATAATAGAAGAAATCAAAATCTAATACTTTTTGCACCGTATCGTATAATCCAGTATTTTTAACATCAAACTCTTTGATATCTTTTCGTAGATATTTATCAACTATATATGATTCATCTAAAGGATTAGACTTTATTCCAAAATATCTATAAATATTTTTTACAATCAATTTTATAATAATTTCCATATTATAAGTTGGGTGATCATGTGAATCATAAAAGCTAGTTATATTCGTAGATGGGTTATAAATAATTTTAAATGATTTTTCATATGTCTTATTTAGCATATCTAAAAATACTTGTACTTCTTGTAATGAGTAGATTTCTAATAATCTACCAACCAATACTCCAACTATTGGTACAAGTTCATCATATACATGATCTTCAGGAAAATCTAGAATGCTAGACATTTCATATTTCCCAACAAATAAATCATCGATTTTAAATTTCTTTTCAATTGTTTTTGTCATTTCTTTTTTCCTCCTAAATAATAAAAACAAATGACCTTTAAATACACAGTTATAATATATGAGCAAAAAAAAAATAAAATGTCTATGGAGTTCAACTCCATAGACATATAAAATTATAAAGCACTATAATGAATAAGTAATGCGAAATACATGACAACTGATCTAGTATAGCTATTTCTTGTAGCTATACGATTACGTCTATGAATATATCGTTTAGACGCCTGCATTAACCAGTTTTCTGTAATATCTTTTATTCTTAAAATATTCTTATCTTTAGTATTCGGTTTAGGTTGTATAGAATACTTAATAAAGTTTGCAGTTCTAACATCTTTGTCTTTAGATTGAGCGAAGTATGTATAAACCAATAAACTAATATATTCACGAACTTCAGTGAGTTGTTTAGTATCATTTTTAATAATATATTCAATGATGTCTTTAATTTCATCAGTTCTAACCAATGAGTCAGCAGACATTTTACAATACTTATAGTTTACGGACATTGTAGATGCAATATTTACAGCTTTATCTATAATACGTTCAGCCATTAGATTATCTGTATCTGCCAATCTATAACCAGTATCTGAATAGTCATCGGATGCATAAGTTATATATTGGGATTTATTTTCATATGCTTCATAATATAGACTTGCAATATTTTTCATAAAAGATTTAATACGACCATGAAGTTGTTGAATTAAATATACACAGTCTTCATCTTCGAAATCTCTTAAGCGATCTTTGTATGTATCAATCCATGTATTAGATACGGATTTAACTGCACCTAAAACACTTCCTTGAGTTTTAAGATCGAATTTACCAGTAAGCATATTGTTTACTACGTAATCCATTACCCATCTATATTCTGCTGGTTGAACTTTCTTAAAGAACCCATAATGAATAGAAGGATAAAACTTTCCAGAAAATGCTAGATTAATGATACCTAAATCAATGAGTTTAGGATCTCTAGTTTTCCAAAAATAGCGTAAAAGACATAAAAGAATAATAGTAATCTCGTCCTTTGCAGCAGCTGGGTTAAATGCAGAAATTGATGCATAATAAGTTTCTTGCATCAAATTATGAATATCTTTGATATTAATTTTTAGAGTATTACATAGATCATCTGCATCTTTTTGAGTAAAGTAGATTCTTCTACACGGCGCAATATCATATAAGTCTTCAGATCTATCAGAAATGAATTTGCCAATGTATTTTTTATAAGCATTAAGATTCTTCTTAATTTGAGTTTCAATAATTGGATATATTTTCTTTACAATAACGGTTGTATTTTTCATTATATACCACCTTTCTAAGTTATTGGATTGTTCAAGATGGCTATAAATACAAAAAAAAGAAGAGCGGGATAAACTCTCGCTCTTCTTATAATATAGATTATAAATCTAATTTACTCTTTTCGATATATTCAAATATTTGTCTATTATTTTCGCTTAGTGTAAAGAATAGTCTAAGTAAATCTTCTTTTGCATTAATAGATTTATTATATACTGAATTAAATTTATATTCTGCTGGCAAATTATAGTCTTTATATAATAAATCTAGACTGTCTAGATAAATAGCAGTTTCATCTTTATCTAAAATATCAGTATTGATTTTTGTGAGACATTTTCCTTTAACTATACTTTCTAGTATACACCCAGCGGCCTTATGAACTGCATCTAAGTTAAATAATACAGTATTATCTGTTCCTGCATTATGACGTTTCTTAATAACTTTAGCAATAAAATTGCGTGCATTTTTAAGTAAATCCTTTACTGGTAGATCTTCCTTAACAAAAGAAGTATCTTCAAATTTACAATATCTAACTGTAAAGTCTAAAAGATCAGACGCATATTCTGAGATACTGCTATAATTCTTATATCTACATGATGAGAAATATACACCAGTGATTAGATCGAATAATACTCTATCATCAAATTTATAATCACCTTTATTCATTTCAAATTCAGTATATAAAGGAATTGAAATGCCTTTAAACATTGAGACATTTGTGGCGTTATAATAATAGTCCATTACCATTCTAATAGCAGTATCGTATGTTACGTATGGGTTTAAATGTGGATATAGCTCGATAGATAAAGATCCTTTTTTAATAATTCTTAAATCCGTATCCTCATAATCACATACTAAATTAAACCCTAGACCTTCATTATTTATCATTTCTATAATGATATATGTAGGATCTCTATTTGGATCTTTTGTATAATCACCAATTAGATTCAATACCTCTTCTAATCGTAGAAGTTTTTCTTCTACTTTTTCACAATGATGTGATTCTGGAGTATCATCAATATCTACATAATTTTTTAATTCTAGATCTTTAAATGCTTCCTTACTCCATAACTCTTTTAATGTAAGCATATACTTTCTCCCTTATTTAGAAACATCAAAGCATGATTCAATCCAGTTATTTACTGAATGAATTGCGGTAGATCTTAACTTGATGAAGTTTTCAGTTAAAGTAATATTATTATCATATTCAACTACAGTATCAAAAATATCACTCAAGAATTTAGCTAGCTCATCGAATATTTCTAATATACGACCATCATTAATACGATTATCATAGAAGTATTCTTCATATCTAGGGAAGATCAAACCATCTAATAAGTATTGGAATTTGAGTAATGTATCGCCGTATTCATACTCAGCTATACCATCGCCCATAAGATATTAGATCTATCATTTAGGAGTTGGTTATTCAAATCAGCAAGGCAAGGAACTGATATGAAATTATAGAAAGATCTTAGCATTAATCTAATAGCATAATCAATGCTCATTATTAGATTTATGCGTTTATTAAATGTAAAGTTCAATTTAACAATCTCTGAATCTGGTGAATCATATTGGCGTACAATAGTAACACCATACCCATATTCATTGAAAATATTAATAAAGTTATTAATATATCCACCTGGGATTTCTTCAGTTATAGAGTGAAGTATATTAAAAGCGGCTAGTTCTTTTTCCGCATCAAATTCAGTTTTAATATTATCTATATCTATAATAATAGGGTCTCTTAACGCTAAATGCTCAGTAAATATTTTTAATACATCTTTTGAATCTAACATTTTACTTTTCCTCCCGTTTTTACAAAGCCTTTTTAATATATCCAATGATATCACTACGAAGTTTACAGAAGTTCTTACGTAGACTTTTATTCGTATCATATCGATCTATAAAATCGCCCCCACTTAATTGAAAAGCTATAGTATCTAATTTATTATAAACGCTTAAGATTCGATCATAAGTAGGATGTAAGATTTTATTATCTAAATAAAAATCATAACAATAGGTGCCAAAAATAGTACCTAATAAGAGTCCCATTAACATCCCTTCTACATCTTCCTCTAATTGTAACCCATTTATGAAATCTGCAAATCCTTCAGGTTTATTAAAAATATCCATATCAACTTTACTGACGTTTAGATATTGATATAAATATGCTAGAGCAAGAAAAATTGCAAGATCAGTACAAATTAATGGATTAATTTCTTTATCATAATAGAACGTGTAATTTTCTATACGGAATTCAAAATTATCATCATCCGTATCAGCTTGAGTATCATCCCAGATTACACATCCTAATTTTTGGTCACTAAATGTATCAATAAAATCCCATACTTTAAAATCTTTATTTTCCTTATATACAGTTTCTATAACTTTAAGAAAGTATTGTTCTTTATCTGTATTATTTTCAGTTTCTTCAGTAATATCTAGGAAATGAATTAGCTCTAAATCTCCTGTAAAAATATTACCTTTTAGAATATCATCTAATGTCATTTAACTTACTCCTTTGCAATGAAGCAATAACACTTACCGTTAATTCCAATTACTAAATTATTTTTAGATTTTTCAGAAATTAACATCCCCTCATCCTTAGAGGTCAGTATACAATCTTTAAATATATCGCCCTTATATCCCATAAAGTTACTATAGTAAGCATTCATCAAATTAAGTAAGAAATTAGGCACACCTACTTCGGTATGCCAAGTAATTTCAAACCTTATATTACGTTTCTTAATAAATCCAAACTGTCTTCGTTTTAGAAACTCAGAAGTTAAAGGATAATTAATATCCTCTAACTCCTTAAATGCATCTTCGATTAATTCAACATCAAGCTTATCACTTTCACCTAATAAGTCTAATATTAAATTTTCGATTAATTTAAAGGATTTATCATATCTTTCATCTACTATTTGTAGTCGCATCGATGTATACCACATTCACTATTAATAGTATCACAGAATAGAGCTCTTAATTCCATGAACTTCCTAAGTAGATCATTTTCATCTGTAATATTGTGAGGTATTTCTTTCATAAAATTATTAAGTAAAATATTTCTCAAATCAAAATATGCATCTATAATCTTTTTAGATGTCATATTTATTTTAAGTTCTTTAATACTAAATAGATTTAGGTCTTTAAGTAATTCTCCACTAAGTAATTTCATGATTAAAGACATTTCATCTTCTTCTAATCTTAAATTACCATTACGGCTCCAAAGTCGTTCTTCTACATCCCAATCAAATTTAGGAATCTCTTCTAAACAACCAGCAACTATCATATATTTATATAATTGCTTTACTACCATAATCATCCAATAATTGAAAGATCCAAACAGATTAAATTTAATACTAAAATAATCAATAGATATATTAAATTTTTTGATAGAACCGTCATCATCAAATTCTAATAAAGATCCAAATGTAAATAAAACAGATCTAGAATCAAACCCAGGAATATTTTCTTTCATCAATTTAATAATATGATTTAAAATAGTCTTTTTATAGAGTCGCTTAGTAAAGACACTTGCAATATCATATACCGTAATAGGAATTAATCTAGAATCCCTAGTATTAAAGATATTACCTTTTAAAACATCATCCCAAGTAAATTCCACAGGTTTTTCTAGTAATAAATCTATTGATTTTTGCTTAGCTGGTTCAATTGCTTCTAATTTAGATATATCAATTTTAGGTGTATCGACTTTAGTTGCATCTACAACTAATTCACTATCAAGATATTTAACCACATCATCAAGATTTTCGATATCTTCTTTATAATAAGTAAAATAGTCATCTTCAGTCTCAATACATAAGTCTCCATCAGCTATACTATAAGATTTGATTTCAGATAATCTAATTCTTTCTGTTCCTAATTTTACAAACTTTTCCATTTTCTTTCTCCTATTAAATTATCTATTATTAACCAATAGATTGATCTATACCACATTCTCTATTAATATTAAAACAAAATAAGATTCTTAGTGCAGAAAATTTCATATATGGATTACGCTCTTCTATTATATTATTAGTAATATCTCTTAGAAAGGCCTTCATATAAATATCCTTCAATTCAAAATATGTATTTATAATTTCTTTAGACTCTAAGTTAAAATCAAGTTGCTCAATTTCAGATAAATGAAGTTTGGAAAATAACTTACCGCTTATTAAATCTATGATTAATGAAATTTCTACATCATCTAATTGTAATTTATGATTAATTTTTTGCTCAACGTCCCAGCTAAATTCAGGGATATCATTAATCAAGTTTTTACATTTTATAACAGAATATAACTGTTTAATAACTTCAATCATTAAGTAATTAAATCCATTAGTTAAACCATATTGAATTGCCCAAAAATCGTTATTGATAGTGAATCCTTTAATAAATCCATCATTATCAAAATCTATTAATTTTCTAAATTTAGATAAACTAGATCTTGGGTTAAATTCTTCAATGTTTTCTTTCATTAACTTTAGAATATTATTTAATACATTTAATTTATCAATCTCAGTATCCGATGTGTTAATATAAGTAATTACTGTGATCGGAATAAGAGAAGTTTCATCAGTATTAAATATATTACCTTTTAGAATATCATCCCAAGTAATATCCAATGATGTTTTAGACTCAATCGTCTCTAATTTAGATACATTAGTTTTAGAGTTATTGATATCTAAATTATCGTCTAAGTATTTAATTACTAAATCAAAATTTTCAATATCTTCTTTCTTATAAGTTAAATATTCATAATCTGTTTCAATACATAATTTATCGTTATGAATATTATATGATCTGATTTCAGATAAACTGATTCTTTCTGTTCCTAATTCTACAAATTTTTCCATTTTCTTTTCCTTCCTTTTAGATAACTTTAGTTAAACATAAATAAAATATTAAACCTAAGATTACAAATGCTTCAATAATGACTGCCCACATTAAATAATCAGCAATCTTATCTTGAGATTTTGTCTTATTTTTAAATACTGATAAAAGTACATATTCATTTGCTAATTTATCATTAATCAAAATATGCCATCTATATAAACTTTCTACTTTTTCATTGACTTCATAAATTTTTTCATTTAAATTATTAAGTTCTTTTTCTGCAGATTCTTTTAATAGTCTAATATTAGTTTCATTGTTATATATGGCTTCTTTAAGCTCTTTAACACTAGCACTACTTTCATCTACTGCACTTCTTAATAATCCAATATCATTACCAATACTAGTAGTTAGATCACTAAATTCAGTATTGATAGATCTTTGTAATTTTTTCATTTTAATATAATCCTTTCTATTTTGTAGTAATTAAATATGCTCCTACAAATCCAATAATGGACATACCAATCATAGCTTCTAATACAAGCATATAATACGCATGTTTGAAATATTTTTCCATTTGCATCATTTCACATTCTTTATCCATTACTTGCTGTTTTAATCGCGCTACTTCGACATTTAGATCTTTAATTACTTCTTCTCTAACATCGATAAGTTCAATTGTTCCATTTTTTGAATCTTCTTTCATATTAACCTCCTAATAAAATTAAATTACGTATTTCATATCTATAATATATATCTAAAAAGAAAATCACTAAGAGAGTTAATCCCTTAGTAAAACCTATTTAAATTATTGTCTAAAACATGTTAGTAAATTAATGTATACTGCTGCAGGAGAAACTGATTATGTTTATTAAAGATATGACTCCTAAAGGGCTAAATGAAGCATACTTTGGAAAGTCTAAAGAATTAGAACTTATTGAAAAATCATTTGATAAAGCTATACAATCTAAAGATAAAGTAGATGCGGCATCTTTAGGTGTAGTAGCAAAACAATTACAAAAGAAATTTGGATTTGATAACGTATCAATTGGTATTGATAAAACTCCAGAACTAAATGCTTATACATATATTGATATTGCTGATATTAGAAAGATGCGTATCAAAACCTCTGAAGGATATAAAGCTATGCCTGGTAATACATGTAGTATTCTTATCGTATATTCTCCATCTATGTTAAGTGGAGTACTATCTGGTAAAGAATTGACTGCTATAACTTTGCACGAAATTGGACATCAATTTGCTGCTAAACGTATTGCTAATAGTAGCTCATTGAGACAAATGGCTAGCTATATTAAAGGCCTTTCTGAATTAGATAAAATTATTAGAATAGCATCTCAAGAAACCAATTCTATTGCAGATATGTTCATGATGATTCGTAGAGTTATTTCTAAGCTTACGGAAGACGCAGTATTTGCAATTAAGTATGTAATCAATACATTGATTCTACTTAAAGATATTCTTAAAACTCCAACTTTAAAAGATACTTATAATCTTATCGGAGATAGCTCTAAGTTTGGTAGAATTTTGAATAATCTTAAAAACTTTGACATGCGTAAAAACTCACCAGTTAGAGTTCATGACTTAGAAGAAGAAATGGCTGATAGCTTTGCTACCATCTATGGATATGGCCCAGAGTTGGCTTCTGCTTTAACTAAGATTGAAGCTGCAGATATTGATGATAACTTTGATCCATATGATAACTCTTTCTACAATCTATATATTTATATTCCAATCTATACTTTACTTTCTTATATTTGCACATCTGATTCTGGTGTTGCAATTCAAACAAGCAAACGAGTGTATGCTCAAATCTTGACTTTGAGAAAAGAAATTAATGATATCAATACTGATGCTAAAACTAAGAAACGTATTCTAGCTGATATCGATGAACTAGAAAAAGTATATGGTAAATATATTGATGAACGTATTGAAGCTGCAGAAAGAAATAAAGTTAAATCTGCAACTGATAGATATAATGAAGAATTCTGGAATAGAGTTCTAACTAATAAAAGAGATAATGAGTTATTCTCTTATAATAAACTCGGTGAATTACTTAAATAAAATAAACCCCCAAGGTAGTTTAACTACCTTGGGGATCATTTTTTGTATAGCATCCGAATTGAGAGAACTGTAGAGTAATTAATATTTTCACAAAGGAGAATTTGTGTATAAAAATAGTTTGCTACTGCTATACAAAACTTCAAACTACCTATGTGTTAGTATTTTAATAATTTATTATTAAAAATTACAAAAAAATAAAACACCCCATAGGATTGTATCCTATGGGGTATTATTTCTTAGTCTACATTTCTAATCAGTAAAGATTTTACAACTACATCCCTACCATCAATACATTTTGTACCAGCTGAGATAGAACTTCCAACAGGAACTTCGGATACATTAACTTCCTTAACTCCCTTTTCAGTTACTAACTTAATGATATCATTATTATTCACAATATGAATATTAACGATATTATCAGTTTTAGCCAGTTTAACTACAGAACTGCCAGCCTTAGCTCGCTGACTTGTAGGTAATGCTGCAATACTGAATTTATTCAAATAACCATTTCTAGTTACTACGATAACATCAGTTACATCTTTACCTGCAACTAAACACATACCATCTACATATTCAACAGTCTTGCTACCAATGGATCTTACACCTCTAGCAGAACGTCGAACTAATGGAATATCTTTAGCAGAGAATCGTAAAGCTTTCTTATCAGAGAAGACAACTACATCTAAAGCATCTCCACCGACAACTATATTCTTAACAAAGTCATCTGCATCTAACTTAGTATAGAATATACCGCTTGCAGTTAATGAAGTGAAATCATCCAATTCCATCTTCTTAATAAAGCCATTATGGGTTAATACCATAATATACATAGCTTGTTTAGAATCTGCAATTTGTTTGATTGCTTCTTCTTGATAGATAGCGATTACATTAGCTGTAATCTTTTTATTCAAGAATCTGATATCAGTGCCAGCATTAGATTTATCTGACAATGGAATCTTATGAACTGGATAAGAATAACACTTACCACCAGCATCGAATAAGATAATATTATCAGTATTCTTAATCTTGATAACTAATTTAGGATTATCACCTTTGACAGCTTTGATAGGGTCGTTCAATCCAACCTTTCTAACAAAGTTAGATTCAGTAATGATGACCTTAAATTCACCTTCTGGAATATCAGAAGCTTCAGCTTGACTAATTACTCTAGTATTACGTTTCTTACCATATTTAAGTTTATATTCTTTAAGCTCTTGCTTAATTTCTTCATTAAGCTCATGCTCGTTACGAATCTTATTAATGTATAAGTCACGCATTTGCTCAAGATTCTTAGCTCGTTCAATATATCTAGCTAAGTTATGCTTAGATAGATATTTCAATGGAGCATTAATAATAGTCTTAGCTTGAAGATCAGTAATCTTGAATTTTTTAACCATATCATTTATCAACTCTTCATCATTACCAGTTGATTTCTTGATGCGGTTAATGATTGTATCAATCTCACCACTAGACATAACTCTGATATATGCATCATATTGATGATAATCAGTCATTGTCTTTTGAAGAAGATTGTAATACAATCTAAGCTTTGTTACTTTACGGAAATCGATGAATCGTAATAAATATTCTTTATATCCCATATGAACGATTCTTCGTTCACATACAACTTCAAGATTTACACGACAAGATCTTTCCATTGGAGTGTATTTGAATAATGTATCTTTAACAAACTTAGGGTCAGCCCCAGGTTTCAATACAATAATACATTCCAATTTATGATCACCATCTGAGTTTTCATAAATATTATGAATTTGAGTGAGAATATTCTTCTCCATCAATTCTTCAATCTTCTCAGTTACAGTATTTAGATATACTAAATCTGGAAGGCTATGAATAAACAAAGCTTGTTTGCCTTGGAATTCACCGATATCAATTCGACCACGAACTTTATAGTTACCAAATCCAGAATCGGAAATAGCTGCAAAGTCAGTATCAATAATATCGCATTCCATTGGAGAATCAGGAATCAATACTACTTTAGCATTCGGGTTATCGATAAGCTTAATTGTAGCATCAATAACTTCATTGATATTATGCTTAGGAATTTCTACTTTGAATCCCACACTAATACCAAATGAACCATTAATCAAAAGCATTGGTAAATTAGGAGCTAAATATTCTGGGGCTTTAAGGGTCCCACTATAGTTATCTTCCCAATCTACCACTTGATTGGATTCTTTTAAATCGCCGATAACGGCGTCAATTGTAAATTTAGCAAGTTTAGCTTCAGTGTAACGCATAGCCGATGGGCCATCGCCTTGGAAGTTACCAAAGTTACCTTGCTTATCAATCAAAGGAATATTATTTTCAAACCAGTTAGTCATAGGCTTCATAGAACCATAGATAGATGATTCACCATGAGGATGATATTTATCCATTACAGTACCAACAATTGAAGATGACTTAACAGTCTTAGTACCTTTGATATCATTATACATTGCATAAATAATTTTACGTTGAACAGATTTAAATCCATCTCGGAAATCTGGTACAACGCGATATAATGCAGAGTATACTGAGTATAATCTCATATCATCAGTATACTGCTCTAACATATTTACGTCTATTTCTCTACCCACAGTGGTATCCTCCTTACTTACTTAGTTGTTGACGTATCAGTGAAATTTTAGTTCCCACTTATACCTGCATCAAGAGGAATAAAAGGCTATATAGTTCTACTATATAGCCTTGGGTAAATTAACGACTTTTTTCAATGATAATACGATTGATCTTAGTAATATTCATTTGAGCATTATAAGAAGTCAAAACGTATGCAACCTTTTCTTCAAGACCAGTGATTACATCTTTGAAAGTTTCATAGATATCAACTGTAATTGTATTAGTTTCTTTATTGTATTCAATGAAGTTACCTACAATTACATTGCCTTTGGATTCTGGATCGTTATTAACGTCACTACGAAGAGCGAAGATATTAACATTGATTAGTTTTAGAACTTCACTTCCCAAAACATCAATCATCTTTTCCTTAGTAGATTCATCCATTTTAGGATTGAATTTTACTGGTACTTCGATACGTACATTGTTGAATTTTGGTTTGTTTGTTCTGCGTTGGTTTCTCATGATTTACCTCTTTTAAATATTAAATAGTTGTTGAGCCGATTCCACCATTACGTGTTTTCTTTGGATACTCAGCATCATTATCTGTTGTTAAGTATTTCAAGAAAATACCTTGAGCGAAATGTTTACCGGCTTCTATAGTTAATACCTTATCGGAATTATTTTTAACTCCAATAATGATATTACCATCATTATCTTCATTGTCTACATAGTCTGCATCGATAACTCCGATGGTAGATTTAATCTGCATATCGTAATTATATCCGAAAGAGCTACGTGGTGCAATGAATAATACTTCATCTGGATTCATATATGCTTTAAAGTAAGTTGGAATGATTGCAGATTCCCCTGGACCAATTACATAAGTCTTTGGTGCAAAGAAATCATAACCAGCAGAATGATCGGTGCTTCGATGAGGAAATACGAAAGTTAGATCTTCACTAAAATCAATAAACTTATCTTTCACCATTTCAAACTTTCTCATTCTTTTTCCTTTCTTGGAGCAATAAGTGAAGACAACACAAAGGTTGCTCTATAATCTGTACCAAATGAATTATAATTTCTAGCAAGCTCTAAGCAATTAACTTTAGAGTTTGCTTTGTATAAGAAATATCTGTACATATTTCCATCGAATTGCCAGAATAAGATTGGAATCTTTTGAGTATAAACTACATCAGGTAAGAATAAGCGATGATCTGCATTTAGAGCAATCACTTCTTCACCATTTAATATAGATCTATATCCAAAGTTTTCAATAGCAAATATATTTTGTTGCTTTAAGAAATCTATAGTAATCAATCCAGTATTGATCAAAGGATCTAAGTTATTACTTTCATAGATTTCATTCCATACAATATCTGATGGATCAGAATAAACTGATAATATATACAGATAGAGGCAAATGCATGCCATACTTGGGTTAGGATATGATTGCTTCTCAGCTATCAAATCCACACCGAGATTATAATCTCTCTTTAAGATCTTATAATGTAAAATGAATGATGTGGCTCTTCCCTTATCATAGTACGTTTCTATTTCAGGGAACATCCGCATCAAGTCTTCTGTATTTTCATGACCATCAATCCAAATAACTTTCTTACTACGTTGAATAATAGTACGAACTCGTTCAATAGATTTAGGGTCATTAGCAAAGAATCCGATACCAAGAATTACTACTGTTTCTTTAGTATCTAGAATCTTTAGAATGTCGCTTCTAGAGTAGCGATATGGTACCAACTTTACATTGGTACCATCATCCCACGCTAGATGTTTACGATTATTATAAATAATATTGGCCGCAAACATGCAGTCATGATTATCTTGGTAATAAATAATCATTGTTCTTACCTACTTCTTCTCTCTCAAAAAATAGTTAGAATACATATTGAGTTACATCTACATCCTTCATGAGTTGAAGTTTGTCATCCTCAATATCTTTCATCTTATCAAGTTCATATTTAATATCTTCTAAAGTATATCGGATTAGAACCCGATTACCTTTATCACTAGGATCAAGTGTAGAATTGAATAGCTGATCGCCATTCATTTCACCAAGACCTTTATAACGTGTTACAGATGGCGGACTAACTTTGTTAAATTCTTCCATCAATCCATATAAAGATACTACATTACCATCTACTAAGAATTCATTAGGAGACTTAGCAATATATCCTAAGACATACTTACAAGCATCAATCAATGTTTCACTAAAGTAGATTGTCTGGTACTTAGAATCAACTAAACCTTCAATACCAGTCTTAGTTACTTTCAAGAATGGATATTGAGATTCAATTATCTTCTTAAATTCTTTTGAATCGAATGCTACTTTGTTACTATAAAGAACTAAGATCTTTTCTAGTAATTTAACGTCGATTGCAAAGGAGTTAGCAACTGCATCAATGTCTCTGATATAGTTAGTATTACGATCAAGCAATTTAATTACATCAGATTCAGTTAATTTAGTTTTATTAGCTAGTTCTAGCTTATGAATCTTGAAAAATTCTTTTTGTAGATATTTATTATACTCAGTTCTATCAGTAAAGTACTTGATCTTACCATTGATCTTAGCACCATATAAAGGCGGAACTGTAGCATATAATCTACCAGCAGTAATTAATGGTTGCATATACAATAAGAAGAACTTCAATAGAAGACTTCTAATATGCGCACCATCTGGATCGGCATCTGTAGCGATTATGATCTTTTCCCATTTACATTTTTCAATGTTAAATGTACGACCAAACCCAGCTCCGATAATAGCAGTAATTGCCGCAACTTCTTCATTAGCCGCAACCTTTTCTCTTGTTGCCGCCATAGCATTAACAATCTTACCACGAATAGGGAATAACCCTTGACGAGTATTATCACGATTGTTTTTAGCTGGACCTACGGCGGAATCACCTTCCATGATGAATAGTTCAAGATTCTTCTTACCAGTAGGTTTAATAAATTTCTTAGGTAAACCAGTGATAGTAGAAACTTGTTTTGCTTTTACTTTAACACGTTCATTTTCAGATCGTGTTCTGATTTCTGCAATTTCTTTAAAATACTTACAAATCTTTTGGAGATCAGTATTATTACGCTTAGCCCAATCTTCTAGACTAGCAATAGTAAGATCTCTTACAAAAGGTACCAAGTCGGCATTCGAAATTATCTCTTTAGACTGACCAGTAAACTCTGGGGTCATATGAGAACAAGTAACGATTGCCTTAAGGCCAACTCGAACATCGCTGTTTGTAATATTTAACTTGCTCTTTTCGGACAAGTAGAATTTGTTCATATATTCTCTAAAGAATTTAGACATACCAGAAAGGAAGCCTTCTACATGAGTGCCATCTCGTGTAGGACAAAAGTTCCCATATGACTTAATGATTTCATTATCATTATCAGAATCAAATGTAAAAGCAATCTCTGCTTTCATCATTTTATCATCACGTAATGCACCAAATCTAATCGGAGCAATGATTGGTTTTTTCATAATAGAAATTAGACCATCCATTAATCCATCTTTATTGATGATTACGTCTTTGACCACTCCACCGTCACGTTTCTTTCCGATGAAGTTAATCTTAGCTCCTTGTTTAAGCAATGGAGTCAATGCACTGATTAGATGTAATACATCTTCACAAGTTACAGTAGTTTCGCCCATTACATCTACAATTGGACTGAAAGTTATCTGCGTTCCTTGGCGTCCCTTTTCATCAGGAAGCTTTGTTACTTTAGCAGTTTTTGGGTCGCCCCAATGGAATTCAACTCGTTTACCTTTACCTAAGATATAGGAATCAACGATAAAGAATTCCGCACAAGCATTTGTTACTTTAGCGCCTACACCATGTCTACCAGATGAAAATTCACCAGGTTTCTTATTATAGTTAGATGAAGTATGTTGTGAACTGAATACACGAATTAGAGAATCATGTGGAATACCACGGCCATTATCTTTAACCATGAATTCTTGATTCTCTTCACTAAATGCTGTCCATATTTCATCACATGGACTATCATCTTTCATAAGCTCATCTGCTGAGTTCTGAAAGATTTCTCGAATCATATTAATAAAGCCTTTATTACCAGTATACCCAAGATATTGGGTTACAGTTTTTCGTACAGCTTCAGCGAAGTCCTCAATAGTCGTAATTTGGGACTCATAGGATTTGATTTTTTCAATTTGTTCTTTAGATAGTGACATAAGGACCCTCCTACTTAGCTGTTATAATTTTCATTAAAAAATACAAAAGATAATGCCCATAGACTCTCAATAAGTCTATGGGCGAGAATATCTTTTATATATTTAATCTTGCATTATTTGACTAAGATTAAAGGGTAACTGTTGTATCAGTTGTTGTAGTTTCAGCTTGAGCCGCAGGTTGTGCTGGAGCTTGAGGAGCTGGAACTACTGGTTGTTGAGCAACAGGTGGTTGTTGCATAGCCATTGGAGCAGTCATATTACCTGCAAAGCCAGCAGCGAATGGATTAGCACCATTAGTAGTTGGAGCTACTGGTTGAGTATATCCTGCAAACATTTGTTGTTGTGGAGCAACTTGTGGTTGTACCATTTGTGGTTGCATTGTAACTACTTGTGCTTGTTGAGCCGCCATGTTAGGATCATAGAAACCTTGTGGAGCTACAGGCACAGTTTGATTATAAACACCATAACGAGCCCCGTACTGACCGTTAAAGATGTCTTGGTAGGCATCAAAGCCATAACGGTTAAATGCTGGGTTAGGGTTTGGAGTTACGAATTGGCTGTTAGAAACTTGTTTAGTAACTTCTGTGAAGTTTTCTTTAGCCATTTCATAAAGATCTGGGCATTTATCCAATAATGCTAGCATCATCATGTATTCAGAGTAGAAGTCTGGAGTGAAGTTGATAGCATACGTTTTCATTTGATTCAAAACGTTTTTAATTGCATTAACTGCACTTTGAACTTCTTCTTTGCTAAGCATAGTCAAATCGAATTCAGTACCACATTGTTTACAACGAACAACATTTCCTGCTACTTTTTCAAGCAAGATTTGTGTCTTGTTTTTGTGCGGACATTTAGCACGTGCCATTTCTTCACCAGTCAAATTCATATTGAATTCGCGTTTTTCTGGTTTAAGAGCTTTTAAATCTTCCGCAGTCATTGGGTCTGTAACAGTCACATCACGGAACATGTTTTGTGCTGGTACTACAGGACCAACTGGCGCTCCGAATGGTTGCGCGAATTGACCGTAAACCGGTGCTCCGAATTGTGGTTGTTGCATAAATTGTTGATTGTACATGATATGTACCTCCTTAAAAAAATGTCTTATAAGAGATTTTTTGTATATATTATGCGGCTATATACACACCAATAATATACAATTACAGAAATGTTTTGGGCATGATATTTTACTATCATGCCCAATTTATTTCTAGTAATTATTTGTTTCTAATTTGGTCAACTGTTACATAACCTTCAGCTTTTGCTCTATCTTCTTGAAGTTGATGAACACGAGTTGCTTCAGTAGCACGTTCTTCGTGTTTATGTCGAATTTCTTCAAGTACTGCTTTAGGGGTAGTATTAAGGAAGCTATTAATATCTGGGTCAGCAAATTTATTAATAATATTATTAATTTGATCATCAGTATAGTTAAGCTTCTTAGCAATAGGTTTAATACTTTTACCAGTAGAATAAGCAATAACATATTGAATCATTTCATAATCTGCGATAATAGTTTTAATCTTAACGCCAGGATGATTTACTTGGTCTTCATTTGATTTGATTGCAATAACTACATTATCTGCATCACTCCACTGAACGAACATCGTACCCTCATCAATAATAATACCATTATCACAATATAATCTTAAAGCGATATTTGTTTCTGCCGCTTTTAAAAGATCACGATATTTTTTTACTTGTGTAGCATCCATCTATATGTCTCCTTTTGCAATAATTCTTTACGCATTTAATGAGATTATCATTTGCATTTAATACTGTTATTGCAATGTTGGATTCAGTAAAGATTACCACATAGTTGCTAAAATATATAGAATAAGTTCCTTCTTGATCTTTACAGTAATTATATAATAGCTTATATAACTTCTCAGACTTAGGGATATCCTTTATAGATATCCCTCGTTCTTTAACTTTCTTTAAGAAAGCTTCCTGACTTTTCTGAGATTTACGCAGACCTACCCTTTCTTGTAATCTGTCTGCACAATGAAAACTAATATCATAGTCTACGTTGGGCATATGGGTCTCGTGCACTCATATTCAACTTCTTACTATAAATATAAGATTCAGCAGCATGAATACTTTCAGGGTTAAAGATACCAGAGAGTAAGAAGCTTTTGAATTCTACTAATGCATTAGCTAGGGTAGTATAGATTTGTGCATTAGAAGAATGATAAACGAAGAAACGCTGATGTTCACTAGTATAGTTATCTGGAGTTAGACCTTGGGCGGACTGCTCTGCACAGATACCATAGAAGTGAATAGCATTTGCTACGAATGTATGGTAGTTAGACTTAGCTGTTGCTACAGAAATTAGACTATCAAGTAATTGATTGGATTTGAAGTATTCTTCATAATCAGGTACATTGATATTCGCATTAGATAAGTCACGTAAAATACGTTCAGAAAGATTCTTAATTTCTACATAGAATCTATCGCCATATTTAGATAAGAAGTCTGCACCTTTAGACTTGATTTCACGATCAAGAGCATTAGGACGAGCCTTACCATTTTTATGGACGTTAAGATTATAGTTCTTTTTAGATAACCGAGCTGCTTGATTAGTGCTAATCTTAGTCATCTCAGTGAATCGTTCTTCAAAGCCTTTTCTATAATAATGCTCTTCCTTAGTAGAAGGATGAGTTGGCCATCTAGGAACTTGAACTGGTTGATTAGTTTGAGATAAGTTAGCTAACCATTTTTCGCAATCTAATTTACCTTGCTCAAATGCATTAGAAACACTTGTAATATCATTAGACATCATAACTACCGTCTCCTTCTTCAATTCTATCAATATCTCTTAAAATAGAATTTTGCATTACTAGATGAATTGCGTTATTGTAGTGATCACGTTCTTCATCAGAAATTGTATCGATTTCAATTTGAGATTCAAGATATTCTTGAATATCAAAATCATCTTCAAACCATTTATTACCTTCATCATCAGTGATGGTATCTAAATAGTGCATAAATTGAACCAATGTAATAAATCCATCAGGATCACATGGTTTTGTTGTCCAGGACGAGATTAGAGATTTTTCGAAATCAATGATATCGGCATTCTCAATGATGTATTCTCGTACTGCAGTTTGCCCAATAGCAAACTTAAATGTTTTTTCTTGATCATATCCATCTACGAAGAAGATGAATAATGTATAAGGTCTTTCTTCTGGATCAACCTTAATCTTACCTGTTTCATCAGGGAACATCGCTAATTTTAGCGGTTGTTCAAAAATATTTCCGTTGTCGATTGTTTGGTTTATGTTTGTCATAACACAATACCTCCTTAAATAAAAATAATCTTGTAGAGTCATATACCCTACAAGATTATAATATATTATTTAGAGGAATTTTGGTTTAGGTTTTACATAAACAAGATAGTTTGAGAATCTAGTTATACCAGTATAAATAAGATTACTCATTATATCTCTATGTAAAAACTCTTCCATAAAAATACCATGATGGTATTGAGAACCTTGAGAAAGATGAGTAGTGATAGCATAAGCTAATTCGAACTTATCTGCTCTATTATATGGATTTCTTTTAAGAGCTTCTCGTGCTTCAAATGGCGCACGATAGTACTCTAAATCGATATCCAATTGAGGAAATAAGTTATTACCATCATCTAAGAAATCAATAGTCATTAGTTTCATATTATCTTTGATAGAAGTTATATCAGGATAATTTCTGACTACACCACGAAGACCATTAACCAAGTTAATACCATTAGATTCAATGCTCCAGTTATTCTTTCTACAGATTAATGGTTCATTGAAAGTAGGATATTGAGTCTTGATCTTCAAAATATCTTCTCTGATGTATTTATTGATTATTTCTCTAGTCTTATTCTTACAGCATAGAATAATATCAGATTGAAGTGACAACTTATCAGTTAACTCATCTTCTGGTATTACGACTGCATTATTATAGAATCCGTATTGGATTGGTAAACCTTTAATAGCTCTATCTGCAAGATAAACTATACCTGATTCTTCAGCTTGACGCATTATCTGAGTAAGTCTATGAACTTTACCAGATACCAAGTATCCAGGATCATCTCCTACAGGTGGTAATTGATTTAAATCTCCACATGCTATAATTTTTATACCAAAAGATTCTATATCTTTAACCATACTTCTTGGAGTCATTGATGCTTCATCAATGATGATTAGTTTCTTATCTGGAATGTATTCCCTTTTGACCCATTTCAATCTTGTCTTAGGTTTATTGAAATACTCATCCATTACTGGCTTTCCACTATCATCATATAGAATGCCTTCAACTGGTTCATAAATAGAAGAATGAATTGTCTTAGCATTAGTCATTCCTCTATTACGCATAACAATCGCCGCAGTGCCAGTATAGCTCATAGGCATTATATTTTCCAATGGAATATTAAGACGTCGTACTATCTCATTAAGTACAACTGTTTTTCCTGTACCAGCAGCACCAGTATATTGGAATACCAACTCAGAAGAATTATTAAACCAATCTACTGCCGCATCAACTACTGCTTGCTGACCAGGATTTAATTTGAATCTCATTTCTTAGCACGCCCTTTACGTTTAGGCATTTCTACTGGAGGTGGATAGTCTAAATATGAATAATCAATATTTGCTACCCCAAATAATAAGAAATCTATGATCTCCATATATTGAAGAGACGGATTATAATATTCACGAGTACTATACGAAGTACCATCAGACAATAAAGCAGTTAATCTGCTTTTAGAATTCATTGTCTTGCCAAATACTTTATAGTAGCTTGCTAAATATACACTGTCTTTAAAGTTATCAATGAATACATCAAAGATGAACTTCATGACATTCTTGTTATATAATGGATCAAACATGATCCAGTCATTGAATAGGCTATTATAGCAATCTAATGGGAATCTTAGAAATTTGCCTTTATAGTCTAATACTATGAGATCTCCATTATCATCTTCTAAACACATATTTCCAGTGTGAAGATCTTTCTGGAGACCGACTTTACTACAAAGAGATAATACGAAACCGTTTACGTATTCATCCCAGTTACAAATCATTGCAGGTTGTAGCATATTCATATATTCTCCTTACCCAAAAACATTAAAGTACTATACTTTTATATTTTCGAGGTGACTTAATATGGATGATAAGTATAATTCCGATTCAGGATTAGGTTTCACTGAAGTCGGCATTCTAACTTCTGTATGTAATAAATATGAGCCAGGATATCAGACGTTTTATGTGCAAGCACTTAATCCGATGAATATGAAATCTCCTATTAAGACTACATCTAAAGTTAGAAATCCAAATATCATAAATAAAAACAAACTTACAACTGGCAGTGTACAAACAGGATCTAATATCCTAATTGAAATGCCAAAAGAAGTTGTTAGGAATTTTCCAACGAAATATATTCCTCCTGGAACTAGATTTACTATATCTTTCCTAGGTGGCGATATTAATAAACCAGTAGTTGTAGGGAGAGATTACGATGGCTATAATGAAAACAATAAATAGCATTCAGCAATTTATTAGCAATAAACCAACCATTGGAACTGATTATCAGAATATGTCGCTCGTAGAAGAACGAGGAAATATTCAATTCCCAGTGGTTAATCTTATCACTGATGACTATTTTGATGAATTCAAGAAAGCTTCAGTTAGAGTAGAACTAACTGAAGATGAAATATTGAAGTATAAATATAGACCTAAACTATTATCTTATGATATATATGATAATGCTGAACTATATTATATTATACTTCGATTGAATGATTTATACAATGTAAAGGACTTCAATCTTGGTAAGAAATATCTATATCTTATTCCAAAAGCTAAGCTTAAAGAATATCTATCAGATGTTTATACTCAAGAGAATGCCAATGCAAAAACTTTCAATGATAATCACAAAATTAAGCATTAAAATTAGGTCTAAGCTATTCAGTGGCTTAGACCTTTCTACCACTTAAATTCAAATGTATCATTAACGAAAGCTTTTGTATATAATTCATTATTTTCGAAAGCTTCTTGAACTACTACTCGTGGAGCCCCATCTTCTAATTGATTAGTTTTGTAACTCCGAATAGTATTCATTCCGTCTTTACTATTTTCTGGGTCAAACCCATTGATAACGTAAAGGTAATCTTGTTGATCTGGAGTCATTTCCCCATACATGAAACCATTACCGATAACTATATCCTTAACATCGTTACGAGTTATGATTTTCTTACCGTTGAGCTTCATATACTTATTAACTTCAGATGCAAATTCATTACTTACATTATAATTTTTAGCTATATCTTCTACTTTATCATTAGGTTTGGCTACATTAACAGATTCTGATAATTGTCCCCAACCACCACTATTAGTAGAAGTTTTAAGCTCATTAAGAGATGTTTTAAATAATGGCTCAGCTAGTTTAGTATCTTGCAATAACTCTAAAGGCCTTTCTTTAGAATAAGGTTGATAGAACCAAGGTGCTGATTGATTTTTAAAACGCTTCTTAGCATTAGATACACCAAGATATCTATTGCCATCTGCTCCAGTTTCTGGAACTATGATAAATGCTGAGTCAGCATTTTCTGTAATCAATGTAGATTCACCGATATTAGAACGACCAATCTTTCTTACAAGATCAGATTCATTTTTATATCTACCTTCATCAATTATCTTAGCCGCATCACGGTTCATCTGAGATGCAGTTATAACTGGGATATGTTTAGCTATTGCAAATTCTTTGAATTCATCAACAACTGCACCAAGTGCTACACGCATATCGCCATTCATTAACTTGAAGTCTCGAGGTCTAATACGTTTAATATAGTCTTGTACTAAACAAATAACCTCTTTACCTTCAGATTGGAGCTGCTCGTATAAAGTATACAGATAATCAGTATCTACAGAATTACTTGGTGCATATCTAAATGCAATATCTATAGGACTATCATTTGTAACTTTCAAACCATGCTCTCTAAGTAATCTCATAATTTCTTTTTCACTACCAAATGAACTAATATCTTCATCAGATACTAGAATGCTAAATGCACGTTCTAGAGTTTCTGTCAAAGTATTTTCCATTGTTAAGAAAAGAATACATGGGCGCTTTGTAGGATCTTTTGTTATTACATCTTTATTATTAGCTTTAAGCTGTAAGGTTAAATTTAACAAAGTACTAGATTTACCTTCACCCGGTAAGCCCAAATAAATATAACAACGATCACTTTCATAACCGCCATTAAGAGATCTATTGAATGCTTCCATACCACATTTAAGTTTCGTAGAACCATTTACACTACGATTATATAAATGAGTGATGGCCGCTTCATATTCTTCTTCGTCAGAAATTGATAAAGATTCTGAAACTCCACTAATACTAGCAGTTTCTTTGATCTTCCTGTTCACTTCTACAATCTGACGTTGAACTTTATCAATAATTTTTACACGTTGAGCTTCATCTGCCATTGCAAAGTCTGCATAATCAGCATATACATTTGACATCATGGATTGAGTGTAAAAACTATTTCTATTTACATTGATATTACTTTCGATATATCCTATTTCATTAACGCTCAATGCATCATCAAGTTTAGACATTGGGAATAAATTATCAGTATCTACGCCATCAGTTGCAGCCTGAAGTAAGATATCTCTATTTTCATATCCTTTGAGTCGGGCCTCGACTAATTGAGAAAGAAACTTAAATGTATTTTTTTCTCTAGTCTGCTCAACACTGTAGTTTTTATTCGGATCTACCATTGATAGTAGATCTCGTAAGTCAGTTAATACAGATCTATTTGATACGTGGATAGTTCTCATTATATACGTAGCATATAATACTAACGAAGATAATGGTAAATTGAATCCACTACCAATATCACTCTTGGCCATTTAAGCCCCTCACTTCATCACCATAACAAATTATTCTTTTAAAAGATCGATTAATTCTTGTGGAGTAATATAAGTATAACCTTTATTATCATTTATATATCTACTTAGAATATCAAACTCAGTTAAGCTCTTGTCTGTAATATAATCATACTCTTTACACTGTTCGAGTACTTCCTGAGATTGACGTCTGATTATATCATTCTTATAATCGCACTTAATTGCAATATTTGGATTATTCCGATAGAATGATTTTAGAATATTTATATTCTCATGCTCAAGTGTAAATTCCATTCGGATATTATCTACACCTTCAGCTTGCCGTTGCCTTATAAACTCAATAATCTTTTGAGGATCATCTTTAATCATCTCATCAAAATTTATTGTATCATATTTATAAGAATTGATTTCTTCAAAGTGAATATAATAATTTCTAGTAGTTATATTATGGAGTAAGATCAAATATCCTTTAGGTTGCTCTTCTCCATAACACCATCTATATGGCGACCCACAATAGTAAAAATCTTTTTCATAGCATCCAGATACATGTACATGCCCAGATATAATTGGTCCCATGGAATACTTAAAGTTTTCCATACCAAATACTGGACTTGGAGCATCTAGATCCATTTTATCTTTTCCATATATTGCACCTCTAATTGTACCATGCATGCATACTGCATCATACACATTCGTATACAATATATTCTCGTAAAACTCCTTTCCTAATCCTGCAATTTCAGGTATACATAGGATTCGTTTTCCTTTTACGTACTCAAATTTTATAGATTCAATAACCCGTACATCTACTGTCGGATCATTCATGTATCTATAAAATAACTTTGTTTGATTTGCATCATGTGATGGAGTACCATGTAATATAAACAAGGTACATTGTTTTTGTCTACAAATTTGGACTAATTCATCTACAAATTTCATTGCATACATAACTGCATCTGAGTTACTCATGAACTTATGATGAAATAAGTCGCCGTTGATTGATATTAAGTCTAAGTTTAATAAATTTATACGATCTATAAACTGTTGTTTTAAGATCTGATATTGTTTTGATGGTTCGAATACACCAAAGTGTATATCTGATATATGAGCTTCAACTAAGATTTCTTCTTGCATTACTAAGCTCCTTAAGAAAAAGTAACCGTGAGGTTCCTTGAAGGACCTCACATCATTTATTAAACTGTTTGTTCGTTAATTAAAAAATATAAAAATAATACCCTAGGAGAATTGAAGCTCCTAGGGTAATTTTATTTATACTTCTTCAATACGATCTAGAATTGTATATAAATCGGACGAATCAGAGCCTCTAATATGTAATAGATTTATATATTTATAATATCGCATTACATAGTCATTTATTACTCTAATCGTATAAACTCCATCTTCATAGTCTACACCGCGTACATTTTTACGGATTGATAATTCATCATTCAATAATGAATATATCATATTATATATCTTTTTAGACAGCCTAGTATCTTCATTCTCGTTCTGAGTTGAAGATAAATAAAGAATTTCATCTTTTGTTACTACAGTAATGCAATTATCATCTGCAATCTTGAAATCTTTTGTAGTACTGCTTTCTAAAATATTACATAAAAATGCAATAAATCCTTTTAATGCACATAATGGAGGTATTATATTAAGACAATCCCATGATGTCGGAGTAATATGCATATTAACAACATACCCATTTTCATAGTTATATAAATATTTAATATTCATAGCCCCATAATGGAGTTTAACTTCGTATGTTGGCGTAAAAATATCAAATTTATATTCATCTACAACCATATTAAATCCACTGTATCGTATACCGCTATATAAAATATCAGGGTTGAATGATCTGTCTATATTTCTAAATTTATCTATAACCTTAGCTAAATTTACCACATATCGAGTCAATATACTGTGTGGTAAATTTAGATGTTGATCTTTAATATTAAATTTGTCGCTCATTGTTTATCTCCATGCAATATTTCATAAGATTAATGAAAGATTTCATTAAAGCATTAAGAATATTAATGAATAGAATTTCATCGATTTTACTCTTAATTTCTAATTCGCCATCTTTAAACTTAATGCTTGAAGTAATTTCATTCTTTGATATATTTTTTATAGAAATACTAATCTGATTGCTTTGCTGTTTCAATCCGATTGTACAAGATGTAGATTCAGATACCATCAATGCAATATAAATAGATCCTTCTCTACTATATGTAACAGGGGTGTCATTATACATATTATTTTTATCATTCCGATAAAACCATACTGTTTCGGCTAGTTTGATGAATGCTGCCATCTCTACCATGGTATTGAATGAAGGAGATAATCTAGAAAGATCTCTAAAATATCTCCACATTTTATACTCATATACTAATCTACTAATTGGATTCTTAGGCTTTCTGATGGTAACTATATCAAAGAATTGGTTTTGCAAATTCTCCATATATACCCCCATTAATCCACCATATTATTAATCATTTCAATAGCTTTTTTATCAGCAATCTTAATAAATTTATGATCTTTATAACGGTAAACAAATGCAGTAGTACTTACTTTACCTTTATCATCTAATACACCAAGGATTACTACGATTACATCTTTAACCCTACGATACATCATATAATTGATTTCATCTGTTTCAATAACAAAATCTTTATCTACATCCGCATATAGATTTGTTTTGAAAGAAGCTATTGTACCAGTACGGGTTCTAGCTTTATCAACAATATCGATCTTTTTGAATAATTTATTTACCTTTTTATCTAAAGCTTCGTAGTCCATATCTACAAACTTGATTCGTTTTCTTAAAGAATCAAATGCTTCACTGTCTTCAGTAAATTTAATAATATCTTTATGCACTTCTTTAAGATCTGTTTTACCAGCATATAAATCTATTCTCAATCTATCACCAGCTGGTCTAAATGTAGTTAAAGTTTTTGCGAATGTAATAGCATCGTCATCATGATATTTATATACTCCTGCAAAAATTGCATTAAATAGATCATAATTAGATTTTACGCTTTTAATTTTAGTACTAACTTCTTTAAGGTTCATTGTTATTCTCCTTTTATAATTCATATCCACGTTTAGATAATTCTTCATCAATATTAAAATCTTTATTACCTTGATTGATGACTACTAATGCTAGTACATCCATCAAATCAAGATACATGTTTTTATATCTATCTTCAGATTGCATATTTTACTATGCTCCTTTCATTAAGATAAAATTGTTTTCTTAATTTCTGAAGTTCCAAGAATTATATTAGAATTTTTAATTTTGCACGTTTCAGCATAATCTTCAAGATCTTTGAATAATTCATCATCTAGTTTACTTACGCCTTTAAGTGTAATATTACCATTCTTACTAATCTTTTCTTCAAATAAGAAACAATAAATCCTATCAATACTTACATTTAATATAAATATTTTACCAGTAAGCTTGCCTTTGATTCCTAAAACTACAGTCGAATTTTTATCAGTCGGACCCTGAACGTAAATATAATTTTTATCATCTTCATCTACAAATACAGGATCTTGGCCTGGTCTAACATCTATAGACCCAATTAATTCTGGAGTGATTATGCTTTGTACTATAGAACCCAATTTAGAATGCTGCTCTTCTGTTAACTTTGCTGCAACTGGGTTCTTAGTGGTTTTAACTAATGCATTAGTATAAATACTAATTTCATCGGCCATTTTATCCAAATAATCAATATAGTTAGGATTTTCAAATATTTCCTTAGATACTATAATATCAGTTGGTGATATAGCTACCATATTACTATTATTTTGGAATATTTTAACCATATCTCTTTCAACAGAAACATTGAATCTCTTTACATTTATAGCATTAAGTGCACCATATATTTTTGAAATTTTAAATATAGGTTGGAGTATTTTTGTAAAGATCTCTTTTAATTTATCATCATCTATATCTTCCATATCATATAGAGAATAGCACATTTCAAAATTATCTAAAGCCTCAACATGCTCATCAACTACCACGCCTAAATCGCACAATATAGAAGTAGATAATGCTTTAACTACTTTGATAACACCATCGTCTTCAGCTACTGTACCGCCAGCCATTACTTGAAATTCATTTTTTCCTTTAATTAATTCAAAGCTAAGATCGAACAGCTTTTCTTCATTACAGTTAAAATGAATTACATGTTTAATAGTTTTAGAATCTGTGGTTTTTTCATAAGAAGTTTTATACGAATCTTCATATAAATTAGAATGGATCACAAATTCAGCTCCAATAAATGGTTCACAAAATTTCTTTATAATTCTAGATGCCTTACTGTTTGGCATATCAATAATAGCACCCACTAATAGATTCATTTCCATTTTATTTTTCCTCCTTAATAACTTTAGGAATTTGTTTTACAATTTTAAGAAGATTGAATACATCGCTTCCATATGTAAAATTCCTAATATTATATCTGGAGGTGATTCTAATATCTGTCACATCTAAGTCACAAGAAATAGAATCATAGTAAGGATCAATTATTCTTACTAGATTAACACCATGATAAAATACGACGCGGAAAGTATCATCAGATAATTCATCGAAGTTTGTTTCATCTTCTTTAGCTCTATCTGAATTAGCTTTTATATATTCACAAATAGATCTAAGTCTATCTGTAATAATATTCTTATTATATAAAGACATCGGCATAACTTTTGTGAATTCATTACCACCGACGTTCTTAATCCTAATAGACCCTACTTTAGTATCACTTTCATATGAAGAATAATCACAATCATATCCTTCACCAAGAATCATAATAGTACCACGTAGAGCTAATAGGGTATTAAAGTCTAAAGATCTACTAAGTTCAAACTTAATAGATTTGACTTGTTTATCAAAAACTGTAATTGAACAGTTTCCATATTTAAATTCGAATTTAAATATTACTACATCATTGATTACACTAGAGCCTTCAAATGTACATAGATTATTACGTACACTAGCTCCAACTACATCGTTGATTTCTTTGCCTTTTTTACATAATTCTGCAAGGCCAATTAAGTAAGGACTTATATCCTTAAAAAGTTGTCTAGGAGTCAATTCATTCATATCTGTTGACCATCCTTTCGTGAAATAAATAAAAAAAAATGGTTTATACACTAGAGACACATGGTAGAAAAGTTTTCATGTAAGATGAGAGAGAATTTATGAATTTATTTTATAGGAGAGTATTATAAAATTTCATTATTATTCAATGTGTGTTTTGGTTGTTAGTGTGTGTTTTGTATGTGTTGTGTGTCTCTAGTTATAAACCTTTATAGGGGTTCGATATGACATATGCCAGGGAGTAGAGGCATCATCATATCACCTAAATAATATATAGTTAAAATATATATTACAGTATAGAATTTTCTTTTTTATTTAATTCCAAATCTATAGGCATATTAAACACAAGTCTACTCATATAAGCGATACTACTATTAAATGATTCATCTTCTTTAATCTTATCTGTGATAAAGATAGAATCGCTTAAGTTCATTAAGACTAGATAAGCTAATACTTCTGAATTGTCTTTTAATGAATCCGGTATATCAGTAAAGCTAATTATATTCTTAGATAATCCATTATGATAAATATAGTTAGCTGTAGCTAATTTTAATATTCTAGTATCTTCGCTTTTAAGAATATTCAAGAATATATCTCTGACAATAGTTTGGTCTTCCGATATATTAAATTCTTTAAATTCAGTTAATACAGCAATCTTCTCATAATAAGTAAGTTCAGTAAATGGTTTAACTTTAAATAATTTGATTATCTTATAACCATTATATTTCACATACTCATCATACCAATCAGTTTTTCTAAGATCATCTAATAGATCTTCTGTTGGATTGATAATGTCTTTAAATAAATCAAAGATATTAGAGCTACTAATTAATAGCTCTCTATCTAATCTTTCACCAATAAACTCAGATGCTTCTCTAGCGGCATCTGGCTTATTTAGTGATTTTATTTTTTTGAGTTCTTTGATGGTATCTATCACTAAACTCTTATAGTCTTTATTTTCCATTATAATAACCCAAGTTTCACGTTACTATAAATAAAATCTACAACCCCAGCAACTAGAATATCATGAGTATTATTATCGATAATCCCAGGATTATCATATCTGATCTTTATATTGCTGAAATTGTTAAATGATCCATAGAAGAAGTTTGCGGTAAATCCCCATGTCATCATGCGTTCATTATCTAATATTTTAGTATTACAGATTATATATGAATTATCTTCATTAATAATGAGATCTTTTAGTTGTTTTAATAGATCGTTTACATTCATTAAAGTAATGAAAGAATATAATTCAGTAAGTTCTCTAGATTGTTTAACTGGGAGAATGTCTTTTTGTGGACGTAAGAAATCTTCTACTGTAGGAATCTCTTCAGGGATTTCATCGAAATCTCTACAGTATAAAGATAATTCTACTCTAGCTTTAGCAATATCTTTCTCAGAGAATTCATATTTAATATTATCAAGATCTTTTTGTTTAAATTCATCGATAATATTTCTTAGTAAATTATTATATACGTAATCGCTCATTTTACTATGCTCCTAAAAAATTAATAAGTATTATGAGTATGTGAAAAATACTATAAAAATAAAAAAAAAATAAGGAGATCCATATTAGAATCTCCTTATAATTTTATGCTAAAGTTGCACGTACTTCTTTAACCATTCCTGACATGGATTTTGCATCTGGAAATAGATCAGTAAGTTCAAATAATTTTAATTTACGATCTGTATCTACAACAGTAAATGCTAGATCTTTTTCGCAATTGAAATAGGATACGCCGTCAATACTAAGAATATTATTTTCTTCAATAGCTACAGTATTTTTACTAAGTTCTAAATGTGTTAGTTTATTTTTGGTAAGTCCATTATAAATAAACTTGGCACGATCTGCATAGTTATTGCAAAGTTTAGTATATGTAGCTAGTACGATTTCACCGGTCTTAGCATATACAACTTTAGTTGTATTATGTGGTTCAAATTCAGGAAGTACATAGAACCCATATTTATTAGTAAGATTTGTATAGATATCTAAGATGAAACCATTGATATCACGCATAGATTTCTTATTTTCATTTTCAATGGTCACATTAATATCATTGGTCTTCAATGTAGTCGCAGCAATCTTAATATTACCAATCTGAATTGCTATTTTAGAACCGCCGATAATAATACGAGTATCTGTAATTAATCCTTTAGAAGTTTTACAGATATCACTTCTAGTGCCCTTTTTACAGACAAGAATTCCTCTTACTAAAACAGATAGAGTGAATAAATTCTTAATACATTCATTAAAATTTTTTATTTCCTTTACACCATATTTCATATTAAATCTCCTCACTTGATCAATGGATCCTCATAATCTATAGCAGTAAATAATGTATCATAAATACTGTATACTGCATCAATGAATAATGCCAAATGTGTATTTTCGAAATAACAGAAATTACCAGCTTCTTCATTGTAATCTAATTTTACAATTTCTAATCTATTATCTCCACGTAATGCAAATGTAATAGAAATCCAAGCTATTTGATCTGGATATAATTTGAATTCGATATGTTTATCAGACGTTCCTACAAATGAATATACATTAACTGTATACCATCCACAAGCTCTCGTAATTTTACCTCTTAGATATTCAATCTCCTTGAGAAGATGAATCCAATCTGGTCCTTTAAGAACTTTTAGAATTTCAATGATTGGATAACACGCATAACAAAATTCAGTAGAATCAGATAATCGTTTAACTCCAGCTTCACTAATATCTATACCAGATATATCAAACGTGCGACGTAAAGTTCTGTCAAAATAATTATTGTCCATATTATACTCCTCCTAAAATAAATAAAAATAATGGTCTAGTGATTTAAATCACTAGACCTTTCTTTCATATTTATAATATATTAATATTAAGAAT